CTGCTGAACAGAAGGCAGCAGCTGCAGAAAGACTTGCGCTTGCACGAGAAAAACGTGCTAAAGAAAATCCTCCAAAATATACAAGCATCCATCCATCTGTGGTCGCAAAGCCAGAGGATGATCCTATGTCGATGAAGAATATTCAGCGATGGATTAAGACACAGAAGGAGTTTTTGTCTATTGCAAAGAGTGATGTTCGTAGAAATGTAAAAGGTGCAATCGCTCGTGCTGCTTCACATGAAGGGTATATTCGTAATCTTCAACGGTATCTAAGAGATGGTGTTTACTGTGATATGTTCTATGGTGAACACCAGCAACATAAGGTAAGGAATGTCTGTTTAGTGATGGCATACAATCCAGACGGCACACCAAAAAGAAACATAGGAACTTACTATCCAGACCTTGGATGTGAGTGGACAAGGGAAATGGCAGATGAACGATAATATTCCAAAAAACAATGTTGTGCAGTTTCCCCTAAAAGGAAAACCAGAACCAGACATTAAGATTGATAATGTTGCACTTGCAATGCATGATGACTTAAAGTTTGCTGATCATTTGACTGAAGGATTGGTTGTGAATTTGATTCACAATCTTGGTGAGAATGGCATTGATACATCTGATAAAGATTTTATTCGTGATGTTGGTTTTACAATCGAACTAGTAAAGTCTCTTATCTATAGAGGTTTGGGATTGAAACATCCTATGCAAGAACTTGTAGCGATGTTTGTGACTACTGACGAAGATGATGAGGATGGTTTGTACACCACATTTGATATTGATGCCCTCGCTGAATTTGTTGGTATGGATGAGGATGAAGAATAACGCTGGTTTAGCTCAGTTGGTAGAGCAGTTGATTTGTAATCATCAGGCCGGGAGTTCGAGCCTCTCAACCAGCACCATTTTAAAAATCTATTGACATTTGACTATTTTTAGATTACTATATAATAATATGAAATAAAGGCGAAGAACTATGATATTGGTTGATATGAATCAAGTTACTATTAGTAATCTAATGATACAGCTTGGATCAAAACGTGAGAATGATGTGGATGAAGATTTGGTACGCCACATGGTTCTAAATTCTATTAGAATGTATCGTTCACGATTCTACAAAGAATATGGTGAATTGGTACTTTGTTATGATAGCAAAAAATATTGGAGAAGAGAGTACTTCCCCAATTACAAATCTAATCGTAAGAAAGACAGAGCAAACTCTGGACTCGATTGGAACTCTATCTTTGAGACACTTAATAATATTAGAGATGAAATTAAAAACTATTTCCCATACAAAGTTTTAGAAGTAGAAGGTGCAGAAGCAGATGATTGTATCGCTGCAATAGTAAAACATATTTCTATAACACCATCTGAGTATGAGAAGGTTCTTATTCTATCTGGTGACAAGGATTTTATTCAGTTGCAAAAACACAACTTTGTAAAACAATTTTCACCAGTTCTCAAAAAATTTGTAAATGGGCAAGACCCCCATCTATATATTAAAGAACATATATTGAAAGGCGATAGAAGTGATGGTATTCCAAACTTTCTATCAAATGACAATACATTTGTAGATGAGTTACGACAAAAGCCTCTAACTAAGAAGAAACTGACAACTTGGGTCGACCTAGAACCAGAAGATTTTTGTACAGAGGATATGATGAGAAATTATCAGCGTAACAAAACATTGATTGATTTGGATTGTATTCCAAGCGACTTGACGGCGGAGATACTTGAACAGTATCAACAACCACCAAAAGGTGAAAGATCAAAACTACTAAATTATTTTATACAAAAGAGATTGAAAAATCTTATGAATGACATTGGAGACTTTTAACATGGCAATGAATACACATACACCACTTCTTTCAGAAGTATTAGAACAAGTACATAAAGCAAAAACTAAAGATAAGAAAGTTGCTATCCTACAAGAATACGATAGTGAACCACTTAGAATGATTATTAAATCATCATTTGATCCTAACATTGAATGGGATATGCCAGAGGGCCCAGTACCATATCAAGCTAATGAGGCACCGATTGGTACAGAACACAATGTATTAAGGAGAGAGTGTAAGAAACTCTATCGTTTTATTAAAGGTGGTGATCCAAATCTACCTCGTGCAAAGAAAGAAAATCTTTTTATTCAGACTCTTGAAGGATTGCATAAATCTGAAGCTGAACTTATTATCAATGCAAAAGATAAAAGACTGCATCAGATTTATAAAGGGCTGTCATCAGCAGTCGTAAAAGAAGCGTTCAATTGGAACGACAATTATACAAGGATTTAAAAATGAAAGAAAACTATCAACATTGTTTGGAAATGATTCTCCATCACGAAGGTGGTTATGTAAACCATCCCAAAGACCCAGGCGGCGAGACAAATCTTGGCGTTACGAAAAGGGTGTATGAGGATTTTGGTGGTATTAAAGACATGAAAGACCTTTTGGTTGAGGATGTTGCTCCTATCTATGAAAAGAATTATTGGGGCAGACTGAAGTGTGATGATATTCCATCTGGACTAGACTTGTGCGTTTTTGATTTTGGCGTCAATGCGGGCACAGGACGAAGCGCAAAGTATCTACAAAGAATGATTGGTACAACCGCTGACGGTGGTATCGGCCCAAATACTCTAAGAGCGCTTGCTACATTTGTAGAGAATGAAGGATTGAAATATGCAATTGAAACCTTTCAGGCCAACCGTCAAGAGTATTATGAAAAATTATCTACTTTTGAAACTTTTGGTAAAGGTTGGACAAGAAGAGTTGAAGAAACTACAAAAGAAGCTTTGAAAATGTCTTGACAAACTAATACTTTTAGGGTATTATAATAATAATGGTGGTGGGATACCCTCTCTCTCAACTCTCTCTCAAGATATCCTACCACCATTACCTAAGCGGGTGTCGTATAATGGCATTACCTTAGATTTCCAATCTAATGACGATGGTTCGATTCCGTCCACCCGCTCCAATTTTTTTATAAGTCCTTGATTTTCAAGGACTTTTTTTTGTATTTTTCTCTTGACATTTGTTATGAAAACAGGTATGATCTATATAGAAAGTGAGGAGTGATTCTTATGAATTATATTGAAGTCAACGGTGGTAAGAAATTTCAAAGAGATGTTGCTGAAACTGTTGTTCTACAAATGATTGAAGCTCTTATGCCTCGTATGAGGACATTAGAGATTACTGTGAACATCAAGAAACTAACTGGTGATGCAGTTGGTTGGTGTATGCAAGAAGATACAAATCGTGAGTTCACAATTGATGTTGCAAACAACCTTTCCCTTAAAGATTTTGTCACTACAGTTTGCCATGAAATGGTTCATGTAAAGCAGTATGCCAGAAATGAGATGGATTGTTATGGTAAAAAGTGGAAAAAGAAAGTAATTCCAGAAGGAACTAACTACTATGATTTGCCTTGGGAGAGAGAGGCCTATAGAATGCAAGATAAACTTGCTCAGTTAGTTTGGGATGCAGATATATTATGATTAATCAAGAAATAAGAAATAGAATTAAATTGTCAGTTGCTGCATATGCATATGAAATGGAAGATGATTCGATTATGAGTGATGCAGACTTTGATAGTCTTTGTAGAGAAATAAAGGTGAATGAGTCTACAGGCAACGAAAAGATGGATAATTTCTTCAAGACAGAATTCAATCCTTCTACAGGCCAGTGGATACACAAACATCCAGAGCTAAATAAAATAGTAGAAATATACAAAAAATATTATAAAAGTTCTTGACTTGTTATGATAACTATGGTATATTATAAAGACAATAGAGAAAGAGGTTAGTTATGAAGTTTGAAAAGTGGTTAGATACTCTGGTTGAAGAAAAAGGTTTGGATTTGGATCATACGTTTGAATACAACGGCCCAGTCTACGGTATGAATATGATTCCCTTGGAAGCGGTTGTTGAACAAATCAAAGCGTTTCATCCACAAACCCAAAAGATGACAAAAAATAGGTTGGTTGAGATTGATTTCAAGAATGGCGATGTAATGCATTTCTTTGGTTACATTGCACAGAAGATGGCTATATAAGGAGAGAGATTATGCAAGTAGCAGTTATTCACACAGCGTTTGAAGATAGTCCACGAACAGTTGCGTTTGTAGAAGTTGGAAAACGTACAGGTAACGATGCTCTAGAATATGCGTATCGTTGGACACAGAATATTATGGACAGTTGGTCATTGAAGATGCCAGAAGATGGTAATAATGATGTGACTGTTATGGGTGAACTTCCAGTTTCAGAACGTACTGGCCAAACTATGGGATTACGTTCTACATCAGTGGGAGATCAGATTTTAATGGGTACTAAGAAGTACAAAGTGGCGTTTGCCGGATTTGAGGAGATTATATAATGGGTGCAGTGAAAAGTATGATGATGGATGTGGAAGATTTTGTTTATGACTTCTACTCTAGTGATGGTGAGTTAATGGAATCACCAAAGGTAATTATTGAGAAGGCCATCGAAAAGTTTGGTTGGTCATTCGGTAGTTATGCCAGTGAGGTTATTGAAAATGCTCAAGAGGAGTGTGGTGCTACTTGGGATTGGAACAAATCTGTATCACAGAATCTAGTTGGTTTTGAGATGACAGATGATACGATTCCTTTTTAGTGTAATTGTTGTGATAACATTGAGTGGATGTTCAGCAATAGAAACTTCCACTCAAATATATCAGTTGTGCAAATATCAAGATAGATGCCCAGTTGAGGTGTTAGGAGATTGGTTGAATGGTAAATAAATTTGTTATTGGAACATTTGGTGTAATAGGACTTGCAAGTTGTAACTATGCAGTTGCCGATACGCCATGTGATTATGTGAAGGACGTTCAGACTAACTGGACACAGCAAATCGAGAAGACAGAGAATATTGAACGAAATGTGTTTCCTTATGTTGAGGACACTCGTAAGTGTGTGATGACTATGAATATCACCATTAATGGACAGACCTACCCCACTGAGGGTTCTTATGTGTTCGGGCCTGATATGACTGAGAACAATGCTTGTGACAACGCTACAGTGAACGCTAAGAAGTCTATTATTTCTCAAGTATCACCAGAGATATTATCTGCGAAGACAGAGATGAATTGTTCGACTAAAGATGAGATGCCAGTACACGTTGCTGCTCCTCAACCAAAAGTACAAATTGTTGAGCGTCCTATTGTAGAAACATCTACAGTGATTCAAAGTTCGCCTGTAGTTACAGAAAGAATCATTAGTACTCCTGTGGTGACTGAACGAATTATTTCTAGAAAAGTTATTGACACAACCCATTCTCCTGTGATACAGTATATACCAAATGGAAGTACAATTACAGTTGGTGGATTTACAATTGGATTTAGTGGTAAAACTCGTGAACGTGGTAAATGTTATGCTAACTGGAAAACTGGTGGAAAAGATTGCTACTAATGGTTAAAATTATACTTGGAATTGTGTTGGGTGTTGTTATGGTAACATATTACCCACAGATAGGGCCAGTACTCTCTGATGTATTCATAGAGTCTGGTATTCGTGATGATCTAGTGAACTTGTTAGAAGGGATATAAAATGAAAAAGATCATGTTACTTGGAGCGGTTGCAATGCTTGGTGCTTGTAGCTCTAATAAAGTGGTGGAAACATCAATGAATGTTCCACCAAACTCTATTGTAGATACTAATACATATGTCTACAAAGCAAAGGTGGTGAATGAACAGATTGAGGTTATGCCTGATTGGTTCAAGAAGATGCCAGAGGATGAAAATGCAATCTATTCTACAGGAACAGCAGCAACTACAGATTTACAGTTGTCTATTGATCTTGCAGTATTGAATGCAAAGACTACACTTGCTGACCGAATCAATGGTCGAGTTCGTTCTCAGACCAAGTCTTTTGTCGCAAAGATTGGTAATGAAGAAGTTGGTAGTTCAGTTCTATCAGAAGTAGAAAAGGCAACAAAGAACATCATTGCAGATGTTGATGTTGCTGGATACAAGGTATCAGAAACAGAGGTTGTTTCTAATGGCCCTAAATATCGTGCTTATGTTTTGCTGGAGTATTCTGATAAAGAGGCAAATAAGATTATCTTGAATCGCCTGCGTAAGGATAGAATGCTCTTGTCAAAGATACGCTCTACCAAAGCATGGGAAGAACTTGATAATTCTGTTACAGAACAGAAAGAAAGTGATGCCATTGAATCAGAAAACAACATGAAGGTATTGACGCAATAATGTTGAATGAACTGATTTTTTCGTTAATAGTTGCAACATCACCAGTACAGGGAGCGACAGATAGTTCTGCTGACTCCTTTCTGGCTGATGAGGCATACTGTCTCGCAGAGAATGTATATCACGAGGCACGAAATCAACCCAAAGTTGGACAGATGGCAGTCATGTCTGTAACACTTAATCGTGTATCAGATCCACGTTTTCCTAATACGGTTTGTGAGGTTGTCAAAGAAGGCCCGTCAAGACCAAGTTGGAAGGATCAGACGGTTATGATTCCTATTAAACACAGATGCCAGTTCAGTTGGTATTGTGATGGTAAATCAGATCGTATTAATGATATGGAAACATTTGATAATATTTTTCTCTTTACATCTGGACTAGTTGATGGTACAATAACACTATTGGATGTAACAGATGGTGCAACACATTATCACGCAGATTATGTAGAACCAGCCTGGGCAAAGACGAAAACTAAAACTATCGAAATTGAAGATCATATATTTTATAGATGGGAGAAGTGAAATGGATGAATTTAAGGGTAAACGGTGGAACATAAAAAATGAACACCACGTTGGTAATGGTATGGTAATTACATCCGGCGGCGGTAAAACTAAAGAATTTATTGAGTGGGAAGAGAATCAAATTCCAATGACTTGGGAAGATGAACTGCAAAAGATGGAATTAGAAAAAGAATATGCTAAAGGTGAATATTTAGATATGGTTGCCGAACAACAAGAACGTATGGTAGAAGATGAAAGATACATGATTAAAACTATACATAGATTGGATTGTGTATTTCTAAAAAACTATGGTATGACAATGGATGATACTAGAGAGTTTTTCAAAGATAATCCAGATTGGGTGGAGTGGTTTTCAAAAAATATTGATTTGAAATTTTCACATCGCATTGTTATGTTTACAGATAATGACATTAAATCTTTGTTAAATGATGCTCCAGACAAAAAAGATGTGCGAAACAAAGAATACTATAAAGAACGTGACCGTTGTTTCACATATACACATATGGCAGGAAGATAGTATGAACATATTTTATTTGAGTAACTATGTTGATGAGTGTGCAAAGATGCACGTTGACAGTCATGCAAGTAAAATGATTATTGAGTATGCTCAACTTATGTCCACTGCACATCGTGTATTGGATGGAGAAGAGTATTATGGAAAGACTGCAAATGGACGCAAGATTAAACGATGGAAACTAAACTCTAATCTTGAACAGGTTCTATACAAGGCATCTCATGTAAATCACCCTAGTGGTATTTGGGTTCGACAATCAAGAGAAAACTATGAATATCTCTATGAATTGTGGACACACCTAAACGATGAGTTTATGTATCGTTACAATAAAGATGTGCCGCATGAGAGTTATCGTAAATTGCATGAGGCACTTGCACTGCCTCCTATGAATATTCCAGAAGGGGAATTCACACAACCAACTCCAGCAATGCCTGATGATGTTAAGGATGTATGTTCAGTTATTTCTTATCGAAATTACTATATAAAGTACAAACAACATTTGGCGAAATGGACTAAAAGAGGAGCACCGAATTGGTATGAGCAAGTGGGATTACGAACTGCCTGAACTTAGGGCAAAGGTTGCAAATTTGACAGCAGAAAACGAAGCACTAAAACATGACCTTAAAGAGATGACTGCATCTTATTATGCACTACTAAATAGGATCAAAGAATTAACTGAGAATGTAAATAATGCCAAATTATGATTTTGTAAATAAAGATAGTGGTGATGTGGAAACTCATTTTATGAGTTGGAAAGAACTAGACAAGTTCAAAGAAGATAATCCCCACTTAGAAAGATTGATCACTGCCCCAGCAATTGTTGGTGGACTAGGTAGTGGTGGTGT